CTTGATGGTGCTGCCGCTTTGCGCTGGCCACCACCAAGAGAACACCGGGGCACCCGGCTTGATTGCCGTGCATCCGTGGAAAAAGCGCTTCGAGCAACGCTATGGCACCCAGCTTGAGCTTTTGAAAGAGTGCATGGCGCTCATTCAAGGCGAGGGCGTCGTGATTGAAGCGGGGTGGCTGGCATGAAGCGAATGCTCGACATGGAAGATTTCCCAATGGGCACCCGCGTGACAACCCCAAGCGGTCGCACTGGCGTCGTGACCAAACACCGTGGTGCTGAAAGCAAGCTGGACCACTTCCAGCGCGTGACCGTGCTCTTGGATGGCAAGCGCAAAAACGATTACGTCACCTTACAGCCGCACCTACTTTTCATAAATCCGCCAGAGGGCGAAGACACACCAAGAATTGAACCATGCAAGTAACCCTGCCATTCCCCTCAAAAGAGTTGAACCCAAACCAGCGCAACCACTGGTCGGTGCTGGCCCGCGCCAAGAAGCGTTACCGCGAATTGTGCTGGGTGCTGGCGCTCAAGGCTGGCATTACCCCCGAAGCCGTCAAGGGCTGGGAGAAGGCCGACGTTCACCTCAACTTTTACCCGCCCGACCGCCGCGCCCGTGATGGCGACAACATGCTGGCCGCAATGAAGGCTGGCATTGACGGCTTGGCCGACGCCACGGGCATGGACGACAAGCATTTCAAAGTGACCTTCGACGTGTCCGACGACATAGGCGGCATGGTGAAGGTGAGCATTACCAAGAGGGAGCCAAAACAATGATGAACAACTTTAAGAGCGGGACCATGCGGGTGCCCGTTGCCCGCCCGGTCAATACCGACATTCTCAAGGGCCACTACAACGGCAAAGAGCTGCGCCCGTATGAAGGCCGACCCGGTGCCAACGACGCACTTGCCCTGCCAAGCCGAATTGGCACCGAGCTGCGCTACCGCGACGGAAAGGTGGTGGAAGCATGACCAAGCTGCCCCGCCTGCCACGACGCGGAAACGTGCTCGAAGCCAAGTACACCGCCAAACAAATGCGCGAGTACGGCCATAAGTGCATGACTACTGCAAGCCCAATTCGTGATGACGTGCGATTCCCAACGATGCTTCGACGCATGTGGAGCGGAAGCGACGTGCAGGATTGGTTAGATAAGCATGTGAATGGGGGCCAAGCATGAAGAAGCGTCAACGCCCGGTCAAGATGCACCCATTCATTAAGCAGGCCATTCGCGCCAAGTGGCGGTCCGAAACCGTCAAGGCAGACATTCACACCTTCATGGGTGAGGACAAAGACAAGCTCATGGCATACGCCTCAGTGCTCTTTTTCGTCGCTGGTGGCTGCGCCATGTGGCTCAACTGGACGGGTGACGAGCCCGACTTCCGAATCCTGCGCGGCTCCGTGAATGCACTGGACGACATGAAAGAGCGCCACGGCATTACCCAAGACGACCGGGGAGCACTCCACGCCGGGATGCTCGCTGCCTCACGCATCCTTGAAATCACGCCAGAAGAAGTGGTCAACGACGCCGCGCTTATGTACGCCGAGCACAGCCGTGGCTACCAGATAGCGGGCAAACGACTATGACGCTGGCCGACCTTATCAACCGTGAGGTGATTCTCATGTTGTTGCAGCGCGAGCAAGTGCTCTTTGACTTTCTCGCCAGTGGCGCTTTTGCCAATGAGCTGACACAGGTATGCCAGCCATCGACCGGGAAGTGGTGGATTAAATGACCGACAAACTCACCCCCAAGCAACAGCGATTCATTGACGAGTATCTGGTGGACCTTAACGCCACCCAAGCGGCCATTCGCGCCGGGTATTCGGCCAAGACCGCTGGCCAGATTGGGGACGAAAACCTCAAAAAACCTCAAATCAAGGCCGCGATTGACGAGGCAATGACCAAGCGCACCGAGCGCACGGAAATCGACCAAGACTATGTGCTCAAGACCATCAAAGACACCATTGAGCGCTGCGCCCAAGCCGTGCCCGTGACGGACGCCAAGGGCAACCCGGTATTCGTGAAGACCCCGGACGGTGAAATCAGCCCAGCCTACAAGTTCGACGCCTTTGCCGTGCTCAAGGGTGCCGAGTTGCTGGGTAAGCACTTGGGCATATTCATTGAGAAGCGCGAGCTGACGGGCAAAGACGGCAAGGACTTGATGCCTGAATCACCCAAGGGCGTGCTGGTGGTGCCCGGCGTGATGAATGAAGCCGACTGGGAGAAGATGATGGCCAAGCGTGCGAAGGGTGACGCGTGACCGCTGCAACAGAGTGGAAGCCGCTTCCCGGCGCTCAATTCCAGTTCCTCACCTGCCCGGTGTACGAGGCATTGATGCATGGCACCCGTGGTGGTGGCAAGACCGACACGCTCTTAATGAGCTTTGCCCAGCATTGCGGCAAGGGCTTTGGCCAACACTGGCGTGGCGTGCTATTTCGCTTGACCTACCCACAACTGGCCGACGTGGTGGCCAAGTCGCGCCGCTGGTTCTCGCAGTTTTTCCCGGAAGCCAAGTTCAACAAGGCCGATTACTACTGGGAATGGCCCACGGGCGAAATGCTTTTCTTTCGGTATGGCGCGAGCGAAGACGACTATTGGAATTACCACGGCCACGAATACCCGTGGCTTGGGTTTGAGGAATTGACCAACTGGCGTGACCTGAGCTTCTACGAGGCCATGCACTCCACCTGCCGCTCAAGCTATCCCGGAATGCCGCGTATGGTCCGGGGCACCTGCAACCCGTTTGGCAAAGGCCACGGGGCAGTCAAAGAGCGCTTCCAGCTTGGGCGTGATGGCGCACCGTCGGGCACCGTGCTGCGCGTGGAAGGTGCCAAGCCGCGTGTGGCCATTCGCTCCACCATTTACGAAAACAAGGTTTTGCTGGCCAATGACCCTGACTACTTGGCCACGCTCGAATCACTCAAAGACCCCAACCGCCGCAAGGCGTGGCTTGAAGGTGATTGGGATATTCACGTTGGCAGCTTCTTGGAAGGCGTGTGGGATGCCAAGCGCCACGTTGTTGAACCATTCCCCATCCCTGCGACGTGGAAGGTGTGGAAGTCTATGGACTGGGGTTATGCCCGCCCGTATGCCGTTTATTGGTTTGCGCTGGACCCTGACGGTGTTCACTACATTTGGCGCGAGCTTTACGGTGCAGGCGAGAAGGCCAACACGGGCACGCGTGAAGAAGCCTCAAAGGTGGCTCGCAAGGTACGCAACATTGAAGAACGTGACGAGCGCATGGGCTATGAGTACCGCTTGAACCTTGCCGACCCGGCCATTTTCTCGAAGATTGGTGCCGACCGTTCGATTGGCCAAATCTTCCGTGAGGGTGGCGTGAAGTGGCTAGAAGCGTGGAATGCCAAAGGCTCACGCGTCAACGGTGCCCAAGAAATCATCCGGCTCTTGGCCGAAGACAAGCTCAAGGTGTTTTCCACCTGCAAGCACTGGCTGCGCACCGTGCCCGGACTGCCACCCAGCGACGACAACCCCGAAGACGTGGACACCGATGCAGAAGACCACGCATGGGACGCCACACGCTATGGCGTGATGCGCCGACGCCGCAACCCGGATGAAGAAATATCCGCCGACCCCAGTGAATCGACTTACAAACATGAAGACGACACCTATCTCTTGAAAGTGTGACATGGACCAACAAAACCAAGCCCAACAAACTGAGGGCTTCAAAGAACCACAACCCGACGAATTAGCGAAGACGTGGAATCGTCGCATTGCAAGCGCTCGCAAGCACTGGGAGAAATTCCACAAGCGCGTGCGCCACAACCGCAAAACCGTTTCGGGTATCAACTGGGAAGCAGCCGCAGACAGCAAGGACTTCTACAAGCTCCGCGC